AGTATTACCCGCCACCTCGAAACCGTAACATCGTAACCACTTCTGATTGGCTATCGCGCTTCCCCTTCTCTCTGTTACTAAGCACCCGCGCGCCATCTGCTGGTCGACCGGCGTACGCCGCCCAGAGATGGCCTTCAGACGCCGACTAGTGCGCAGACGCGCTCCTGTTTATCGCCGCCGTGGAAATTTCCGTTATCGGCGCGCCCCACTCCGACGCCGCGTGGCCTTCAGACGGCGCCGCCGGGCAGATAGATACGTTCTACGTGCCAGATACAGCTATACACATACTATCGCACCTAGTAACACGTCATCTGTACAGTTCAAGCCAAAAGCTGAGGACTTCGCCGAGTTTTCTCAACTCGCAGGCAATTTTGAAGCATACAAGTTTGCTTCATTCACGGTCACTGTTCGCCCGTTGTTTAATACCTCTTCCCAAAAAGAGTCATGTCCTCCCTACGTATCTGCTCCGTATCACGTTAATCTTACTCAGTCTATAGGATTTAATGAGTGTCAAAGTCTGAACCAATGCAAAACATATAATGGGACTCGTACTTCGTACCGTCGTTTCGTTCCTGCTGTGTTGGGCGCTGTGCAGTATGTTGACAACAATGGTGTCGTTAACACTTCCTTTTGTAAAACTAATTGGAAACCTCGCCTGGAAATCACTAACCAAAGTACAAGGATACCTCATTACTGTTGTGTCTACGTCTTCGACGCAGATGCTGTCCCAAAAGCCGAGGACCTTCCCATCATCACTGCTCGTCAATACGAAATAACCTTAAATGCTACGTTTATAATGTATACGCAAAAAAATATAATGCATTCTCGTTAAAACCAATTTATTCAAAATGTTTTATTACATCTATTCTCCTTTCCAACGGTCCCTTATCATAATTTAAGAATCTATAGATAGTATCTAAGGGGTAATTAGAAGTTATCCAGATTCGCTTGCTGCAGAAGTTTTCGTATCCTCCTTTGACTGGGACGCGGTAGGGGTATCGGTCGCAAATTTTGAGAAGTTCGTCATATTTAATCCATCCATAAAAGTCGTCGATGACCACATTAGGTTGTCCACAGTATCCATCCCACCATTCTCCTCTTGGTTTGTAGTAGGTATCTTCTCCTGTAGCTTTGCTTTCTTCGCGGGCGGCTCTGGACTTGCCCAGCCCGGTAGCTCCCCAGTAAAAGAAGCATTCGGTCTTAAAATCTCGTTCTCCACTTCCATGAGCGATTCGTATGTACTGTTCAATTCCTTTGAAATATTTAATATACGCGACCGGGAACTGAATGGCCAATCTTTTAAGGTTCTTTTCTCCTCCTTCAATGCAAGAAACAACTTCTTGGAGATCAGTTCGAGCTCCTTGAGTACTAGGTTCTCCGTGCATCCATACCTCGCCTGATTTAGAACAGTATGTCTTATTATCGAGATCCGTTCCTTTAGCTTTCTCAATGTGCGCTCGTCCTCCAAAAATTCTCCTAACGCTGTTGAATCTTTTGGGTCGCTGCAAATTGCTGTGAATACAATTCTCAGTTAGTTCCACACACACCTCGAGGTATGCCGCGAGCGGTAGCGAGCGCAGCCTACCCAGACTATCTAAGCATTGTACTCACCAAAATCCCTGCAGATGTTTTGTTCCAGTAGTAGGACAAACCTCTCTACCAAATATAGCAAATTTACATAACTCAGCGAGGTCTTTCTGTAGGCTAGCGAGTTCATCTTCCTCGTAGTTGTTGAGCGTCCAGCAGAAGCGTCTGATCGTGCTATTTGCCATTTGTCGACTGTGCCTCGGATCGCGCACGGCCCCCACACGTAACCTCCGAGGTGGCGGTAT